CAAGGCAACCTAACTGACTTTAGTAGGTCCCAATGATGATTCACAAACAACTTGTGTACAGGGAGTCGGAGACTCTCTGGGCAGGATTCCATCAGCTGATAATGCCGAGAACCCAATGACCCAAACCTATCAGTTGCATCGCTGACCTCCTCAACCGACTTCTTAGACCCACCGGAGCGAGTCATCCCCATCACCAACCCCAGATTCACATACGGAACCAAACGGAGATGATCCCCTTGTAGGGTAAAGGACGTAGAATTGATGTTCAGATAAGTGGCGTGACTGTAGACCTTACCCACTGAGGGTTCGAGTCCAGAAACCGCCGCTATGTCTTTCCAAATCGGAAGGAATTCCGCAGGAGCCCGAACCGCACCATCATCACCGTTCACAACTGCCGGAACCGTCTCGAGAGACGCTTCGACACCCATGCACAGTTCAAATGCGGACCGGATCACCGCTGCGTTTGCAATACATAACACAATGAAGGAAACCACGGAACCCATCAACTGACCCCAAACCTGCAGCTCCCCATCGATCTTATGACCGGTGAGAGCTTTGTGAAACAGGCTACGGATAGTGTCAGGGAAGCCACACACATCACAGATCTCCTCTACAATGACCGAAGATATCTCAGGATTGAGAAAATCGGTGGCAGATGAGTAATCCAGACTATGGAAAAGTCCTGGATGACCCAACAAGACCTCATCTAAGAACTTAGAGGTCACTGTCTCACCGATCAATGCGAACATTCTTTGTTTACGCATAATCTTGTGTAGGAATTTCTGGATGGGCTTGAGGACGAAGTAGGTGAGAGCGGGACCCTTTGAAATCACACGGATCTTAAGCGCTTCAGGGAGCGCAACCAAACTAACATCTGCTTCTTCGTCCATCGCCAGCCGTAGAACCGCGTCATAGAGTTGAGAGTACAGATCTGTCTGCCTCTCTCGAAACTCCGGACGCAAGCGCCAAAATTCTACGTCTTCCTCCTCAATCCCCTCTCCACCTCCACTCCTCACCAACTCCCACGCCTCCGAAAACAACTTTTGAAAAGGGTCCTGGGCAAGGAAATGCCTAGGCAGCTGCGCGTACCACTCACCATCAACCTGGTCAGAGACCAGTTTGAGGTTAAGCAGTTCTCCATAAGTGCCGAGCCGAGCTCGAGAATTCACATAGGAAGCCTTTACAGACGCAGCCAGAACCTTACGACGACAGTGCTTGTC